ATGGAACTCAATCCCGCCTTGGACGTTCGCAATCAGACGGCAACGATCGCCGTCGAATTCATCGAGTCCCTGTTCGGCAAGAGCACGCTGATCCGCAGCCGTTAGGTCGTAAATTAAGCTTTACTATCAATTAGTTGGTCCATGTCTGATATATCTGGAAATATCCTATGATATCGGTAGAATCCCCATCATTACATGGGGAATATTATGGGCAACCACGCTGCACCAAGAGCGGGCCGAAAGCACGAAGCGCTGAAGGGCACCGCAGTCAGCAAGAAAATTCCGAAGGGCGGCAAGCTGCTATCCGATGGACATGGACTGTACGTTTCCGTGTCTCGGTCCGGTGCGCGCAGCTGGATTCTGCTCTATCACTTGAACGGCCGACGCCACGAAATGGGACTCGGCAGTTGCGCAACCTTTGGAGCTGCTGAAGCGCGCAAGCGCGCTGCGGAATATCGCCAGCTCGTTCACGCTGGCATCGATCCGCGCGTGCACCGCGATGCGGAGAAGGCCAAGAACTTGGCGGCAGCGCAGGCACGCAAGACCTTCTCCACGTGCGCCAGCGAGTACATCAAGCTTCACTCTGACCAGTGGGGCGAGACGCACCGCGCTCAATGGGAGAACACGTTGCGCGACTACGCGGAGCCGGTCATCGGCAACATGGATATCAACGCGGTTGCCAAGGCCGACATCCTGAAGGTGTTGGAGCCGATTTGGAAAAGCAAGACCGAGACGGCTAGCAGGGTGCGCCAGCGGATCCGCGCCATACTTGACTGGGCACATGCGCGCGACTACCGCACCGCCGACACCGCGCAACTATGGGCGCAGATCGATGCATCGCTGCCCAAGGCTGGAAAGATCAAGAAGACGAAGCACCACGCGGCTGCGCCGTACTCCAGCATCGCCGAGACAATCCGCACGATTCGCGCAACGCCACGTGCTAGCGACATGGTCAAGCTAATGTCCGAGTTTCTCGTGCTCACAGCGACGCGGACCAGCGAGGTACTCGGAGCCACGTGGAGCGAAATCGATCAGCATGCCCGCACGTGGACTATACCGGCCACGAGAATGAAAGCAGGGCGCGAGCATCGGGTTCCGTTGTCGGATGCAGCCTTGGCCATCCTGGAGCGCGCCAAAGCCATTGCGCCCAAGGATAAAAGTACGGAGCTGATATTCCCGAACCCGACCGGCGCGGAGCACTCGACCGACACAATTAATGCGCTGTTTACCCGACTAGGGTTTGACTTCACGCCGCACGGCATGCGCTCGACGTTCCGCGACTGGGTCGAAGAAACCACGAACACGCCGCACAGCGTCGCCGAAATGGCGCTAGCGCACACGGTACGCGGCCAAGTCGAAGCTGCCTACCGGCGCGGGGATCTGTTCGACAAACGCGTCACGTTGATGGCGCAGTGGGGTGCGTACGTGACGGGGACGGCATCATGAGCAAGAAGACACCCGAGCAGATGCGCGAGGTACTGCAACGAATGAAGGATCAGGCTCAGCAGTTATTCGAGCAGAGCGCCAAACAAGCGGCTAAAGAACTCAAGGCGTCAATGCCCGCGTGGGATCGCGAGGCAGCTGCTCGACATGCGCGCAGGGTCAACAAAGACAAGAAAGACGATGCGGCGCGACGCACTATCGCATTGCGGGCTGCATACGTAGTGGCTGGGCGACCCAAGCGCGAACCATGGTGCCGAGCACATTGCGAAGATTTCGGATTCAAGAGCTGGCGGCGCGCTTACGACTTGCTAGCCGGCATCTAAAAAGGCCGCACACCCCGTGTGCGGAGTGAAACACCGGCCGCACACCCCGTGTGCGGAGTGACAATTCTTGATTGGCGCAATCTGCGCTGCCATGCTCGTGCATCCCTTGCAACTTGGATACGTCGAACATGGAAACCACGATATTAGTTAGCCCGAACGAGGCGGCGCGCCGTCTCGGCGTGAGTGCTCAAACCATCCGGAAATGGCTTCGCGAACCCTCGAAGTACCAGCTCCGGAAAGTAAAACTCAGCTATCGCGCGATCGGCATCCCCAGCGATGATATTTACGCGCTAATCCGTAGGCTGACGGTACAAGCAGCGCCGGTCGGAACGCAAGCCAAGGCCACGAAGCGCGCAGGGGCGACGGCATGAGCGAGCGCAGCGCCGGCAGGGCGCCGCGTTTCGTCAAGCGCGGCCGCGTCATCCTGTACACCAAGGATGCGATCGCCGAATGGCTCGAGAGCGGCGCCCGCCAGTAACCACCCACACTACCACCACCAAGGAAACACCATGAGCGATATACCGAAGCAAGCGCGGCGCAAGCCGGTAGTTAACCAGCAGCTAGCGGACGCGATAGAAGACGACATTGCGCACTACTCGTTTAATTCTCCCTCCCTCTGTCCCGATGACGGGGACGCACCGCAAGCCTATGACATCGCGGCAGGACTAGGCCAGTTCGTAGGCTGGGACATGGCATTTAATAAGTACGGCGGTACCGAGGCCATGTGCAAACGCATGGGTCGAGTCTTCGCGGACGCAGCGCTGCGCACGTGTACCAAGTTCCGCGCGGATTGGGAAGCCGAGCGCGCCTACAAGGCATCCCCCGAGGGTATCGCCGAGGCTAAGGCTAAGGCTGACGCGGCGCGCGAAGCGCGAGAGCGCGCAGACGCCAAATATGCTGCCGAAGATGCAGCTAGGGCCGCAGCTAGGGCGGCATATTTGGCAACTCCCGAGGGCATACACGAGATTGAACGGCACGCGGCACTAGCTGACATCGTGGCAACGCTACCGGTACGCGAATACGCGGACGATGCCCCGCACGATGCGGACGACGATAACGAGAGCGAAAAAGCCAGCATCGAGGAGGAGCGCGAGATCGAGGCGCGCGCACTGTACGGGGTGCAAGCATGAGCGGTATTGCCGAACGGCAAGAACAAGTGCGCCAGCTTCTGGCGGACGGATCTACGCACGCACTCGCCATAGCATGGCAGATCCACCAGGCGAGCACGGTGCCGTTGCTGGACTCACGGCAGTGCGTGCTGTGCCGTCGAGCAGCGCAATCGCTACCCGCGCCCAAGATCACAGAAGAGGATCGCGCCAGCGTGCTGCGCCAGGTAGAGCGCCTGCGCCTGGAGTGGATCGGATTCTGCGCGGTCCGCAAGTGTCTCGACGCTGGACTCAAACCGGGCGAGATCCATCACGATGAGGAAACGGGCGAGGTAAGCGTGGTCGGCCATGAGCAAGCGTTCAACGATGCCAAGGAGGTGTTCGCCGAGCAGTTTGAGCAGATGGTCGAAGATGCCTGCAGGCAACGCCCTACCAGTGACCGTATAGCGCTCGCAGGACTGCTGGCGAGCCACTTGCACTTTCGGGACGTAGTACCCGCGCAAGGGGGCAAGCAATGAGCTACAAAGAGCGCGAAGACGTCGAGCACAAGCACGCCAACAGTCGCGAGCATAGACCATGACCACAGTCACGCCCCCGTACGTACCGGCGCCTCCCAGTGCTCCACTTCCGCCCACCGTTCCGCCCGCTGACGCCAAGCGCCTGAGCATGGATCTGTTCGTATACTGCTCGCCGACCAATGATTACCTATTTCTGGCCACTGGCGAAAACTGGGATAAACCTGCAGTTAACAACGCATGCGGCGACGGATCGGCCGATGCGATCATGCAGGCGCGCCCAATACATGGTGTTGCATGGGATCCACTTGAGCCTGCATTTATCAAGGACCGCGTACAGCAGAAGGGCACAGCAGGGTGGATCGATACGCCCGGCGCCATTACGATGAATACGTACATGGCGTCCCGCGCGCAGTACGGAGACGCCGCGCAGGCTACGCCATGGGTCGAGCAAGTCTTCCGCCTGTACCCGATCGAGGCCACGCACCTTATCAGCTACTTCGCGCACCTTGTGCAGCATCCGGGCGTCAAGATCAACCACGGCGTGGTGATGGGTGGCAATACGCGCATCGGCAAGGACAGCATCCTGCAGGCCGTGGAATACGCGATCGGATCCCACAATCTGCAGAATATCAACATTGGGCAACTCTTCGAGCCGTTCACCTATTGGACAAAATGCATCCTGCTCCGCATCAACGAAGCGCACGATACGGGTGGCGATGGATCCCTGCGCACGCAGTTTTACGAGCGGATGAAAATAGTTACTGCGGCGCCACCCGATACGCTCCAATACAACAATAAAAACGTGAAGCCCTACCCCGTGCGTAACTGCTGCGGAGTGGTCATTACGACGAATCACCCGACCGCGCTATACCTGCCGCGCGACGATTGCCGCTATTTCGTCATGTGGTCCGATCTGAAGCGCGAAGACTACACCGCAGACCAGTGGCGCGAGTATTGGGACTGGTTCAGGGGCACCGGTAAGCATGCGGGCAAGACGCCCGGCGCGCAGCACGTAGCCGCGTTGCTCAAAACTTGGCCACTCGCTACCGTAGGCTTTGACCCGAAGGAGCCACCACTGCGCACGCCCGCGTGGTACGTCACGGCGGACAGCAACGCCACTACAGCCGATCTGGAGTTGCTTGATGCGATCGACGCGCTGGGCAATCCCGATGCGCTTGTGCTGCCGCAGATCTTGAGCAAGGCGCCGAGCAACTCGACACTCGCGCTCGATTTGAATGACCGCACCAAAGCCAAAGTATGGCCGATACGCATGCGCGGCGCGGGATTTACCGCGATTCGCCACCCTACCGCCGATCAAGGGCTGTGGAGAATCTCCGGGAAACGGTCCGTTGTCTACGCCAAGGACTCACTAGGCCAAGACGCCAGGATGCGCGCAGCCGAAGCACTGGCCAAGCATATGGCCATCCCGCCCGCGCCGGGCAGTCTGCCGATATGGGGAGCGTGACCATGGCCACAGTACACAGCAGAGCTGGCGAAGTTGCCAGAGCAGCTAAGGTCCGCACGCGTATCGTCAAGGCCACGGATAAGCTAGCCAAAGCCCTGGAGACATTCGAAGCGGCCGACCGAGCATGGCGAGCAATCGGACAGCCTACGCCACGGGAAGGCTATTACGCATCACGGGCGCGCTTTCCCGAGTACTGGAAAGTGTGCGAAACGTGGTACGCCCTGAAGGCTCGCAAGCGCGACATCGCGAAGCTGGAGCATCAACTGTGGATCCACGACACGCACGTGGGCGTGTTCGACCAGGGCAAGCTGGAACAGCGCCGCGCAGCGCTGGCGACAATTACACCGTTAGATTCTCGATTCGCCGAGCGGGTACGTGTAGCGCTGGAGGATCTAACACCGTTGATTTAAGGATTATGGACGATCCATATTCGCCATAAATCCATAATCCTTACAGCGATACAGCGAAAACAGTGAGTCTCCATCTTCAGGGAAGAGCACCCCATACCCCACTTGATCACTTACCGATTGCTAGTAAGTGTTCTAAATAGTGAATCTTGGGTTAACGATTACAAAAAGGGAAAGAAACCAGTTGGGAACGTTTCCCAGATGGAGACTCACTGTTTTCGCTGTATCGCTGTAATCCGACAATCCGCTGCGGCGAGCACTGTGTAATCCTCGACCAGGGCGTCAGGCGCGCCCCGCGCCGATGTACATGTGCTGTACATGGACATGATAGAATATTCGAATATTCCCGATAAATCACCATCATGGCCAAGCTCGACACCACTCCAGAGGCTAAGCAGCCGCCGCGCGCTCGCGGGCGCCCGCCCGGCGCCAAGGATCTGAAACCGCGCACGATTGCAAATGCCGACCCTACGCGCGCCCAGCTCGCGCAGCTGTTGGCATCGATGCCGGTCACGGAGCAGATACAGCAACAGCTCGCCGAGCTGGCGCCGCTCATGCTGGCGTCACTGGTCGCGATTGCCACCAGTGAAACGAGCAGCGAAGCGGGCAAGCTGGCAGCCCTCAAGATGTACCTAAACCGTGTACTGGGCAGTGTTCCCGAAGTGAAGCAAGTGCATCAACACTCCACAGGTGACGGCACAGGCGCGCCCATCACACCAGGGGATCTGCGTCGCCAGCTCGTGGTATTCCGCTCTGCACCGAGTGCTGTGGTCGATGTCGCTGTACGCGATCTGCCAGCTATACCGGCGCACCGATCCCCTAGCGAATAGGCGCAGCGATGCATCATTGCCCATCCTATTCCCCATGTAATCGGGCACCCTCAATCAGCTCGATGCACGTGGTGCACTGGCGTCATCGCCTGCGTGTAGCGAAATGCGGACCGAAAAGGGACTCCGGCGCCGAGGGCGCGGCGACCGAACGCACGCAGCTTTGGCGATTTCGCAAATGCCGAAAGTGTTTTTTTTGTTTTGGATATAGCAAATGACCCACGACGCATACAACCCTGACGCCCTAGAACCGCACCAGACCGCGGTGCGCGTCGCGCCCGATTTTGAGCCAATCCTCGACACACAAAAGCGCTACGTGGTCACGTACAGCGGACGCGGCTCCGGTAAATCGTGGGCCATTGCCATAGCGCTGGTCATGCGCGCACGCATGGAAAACGATCTGCGCATCATGTGCGCGCGGCGATACCTGGTATCGATGGCCAGTTCCGTGCATGCGTTGCTGGTCGATACGATCAAGCGCCTGCAGATCGAAGACGAATTCGACGTACAAAAGCTAACCATCACGCACAAGGAAACCGGCGCGCAGTTCATGTTCTGCGGTCTTGATGCCGAGGGTATCGACAAGGTGCGATCGGTCGAACGTCTCGGAGTGCTCTGGATCGAGGAAGCCCAAGACGTCGAAGCAGAAGCGTGGAAAGTAATCATCCCGACCGTGGTGCGCGTGCGCGGGTGCCAGATTTACATAAGTTTCAACCCGTGCGAAGAGTCGGACTACGTTTACAAGAGGTTCATCGTTGACGGGGATCCCCACGCCCTGGTGCTGTGGTCGCGATGGGATCGCAACCCGTTCTGCTCCGAGGAAATGCGCGACGAGGCGCTGCGGGATTACGCGACGGACCCGGACAGCGCCGCATGGGTCTGGGGTGGTGAGCTGCGGACCGTTTCCGATGCGCAGATCCTTGGAGGCAAGTGGGAGGTAAAAGGGTTTGCCGATGATCTGTACCTGAAGGCGGACCGCGTGCTCTACGGTCTTGATCCGGCGTATGGTCGCGATCCTGCTGCTGCGGTTCGCTGTTTCAAAATCGATAACGATCTGTTTGTCGAATACGAAGGATATGTGCATGGTGGGGACTCGGGAAACTTGGCGCCGCTGCTAGATGGCATACCCGGCGCCCGGCGCGGACCGTGGTATTGCGACGACGCAGCACCCGACACGATCCGACAGGCGAACAAGCAGCGATATCCGACCAGGGCTGCCGGGAAATGGGCTGGGATGGTTGACGACAAGATCCGGCACTTCCGGGCGTACTCGCGGATCTACGTGCACCCGCGATGCGTGAATGCTATCGCGGAGGCCAAGCTGTGGTCATGGAAAAAAGACAAGAAAGGCGAGATCCAGACCACGCCCAAGCCGGGATGGGATCACATCTGGGATAGCGTTTCGTACGCGCTCGCGGGCGCAGGAATCCTGGTGAAGGATTGCGCGAACCATCATGCGATGTTCCTGCGCCAGGGTGAGGCGGTACAGGCGCAAGCCGAACAGCTCGCCACGCAAGCGGATCCGACCGTTACCGCGACCGTTGACGAGCTGACCGTGGCGAACGTGCCGCTGCGCCCCGTTCCGACGTCGGTGCGGCCCATGCCGGCGATGCTCCAGGAGATGGCAGCCGATGGTGTGATGGTCACGCTCAAGCCGATCAACCGCGCGCAGCCCGAGCTGGGATACCGGCGCGATCTTCTGGTGAGCTGTGCCGGCGCCGTCCCGCACAAGTGGGCAGCCAAGCTGCAGTCACAGGCTCCGGCGATCCTGGAGTACTTTTGGCCAGAGGGTAACCAGATGCCGAGCGCTGCGGACCGTCGCGATGCCGTCGACCGACTGCTCCGCGGCGATCTGGATGAGCACCCCGTGGTCGAGCCTTCCGGGAGCATCATGGGCGCGCCAGCTCCAAGCGTTTTCGAAATCGCAAGACTGCGCGCTGCGTATGAGGCGCAGGAACGCGCCAGGGCGCCCGCTGGGGCTTTTCCGGTATCAACCGAAGCGCCTGAGGCCCGCCGGTGACCGCTCCGCAAGCCCTGAGGCCACTCACGCCTGAGGCGCAGGCATTGTTTTCCCGCCTGATCGTGTTCGCCAGGTTAGGGCGCGCCGACGCCAAGGAAATCGACCGCCTGCGCGAGCACTGCCGGCGCCAGCATCCCGCGCCAGGTGATCCGGAGCAGGAACCCGTGATCTTGACCGCTCGCGAGCAGATGATCGCCGCGAACCATGCCCGCGGGCGCCAGCTTGTGCGCCAGGTCCGCCGCGGCGACCAGGTGCCGCCCGTGACCGTGGATATGGCCGAGCAGTTGCTCCCGCGTACTGTGGATCCGGGGAAATGGCGCCAGTGATTTGAAAATGTCAAGAATGCACGTTTTCGACTGATTGTCAAACAAGAAAGATATGTAATATCAATGAATTACGCGCGCCAAAAAATCGACTTATTTCACATGGTAGAATGCTGCATTGCATCAAGATTTCAATGCGGAGATTCGGACCATGGCCAGAGGCGGCGCGCGACCAGGAGCGGGACGGAAACCCAGTGCGGCGACACTTGCCCGTCGCGCGGCCGAAGCACAGCGGACCACTGACGGCGCACCGCTCGATCTTGACGCGGTATCGCGCAACGCCCACACGCTGCAAGAACAGTATCGCAACGCCGAAGCGGAGCGCATTGCGAACCGCGTGCTCCCAGAGCTAACGCTGTCGGGCGGAAAGTTTCCGACCGAGATGGCCGCTTCGAAGATCGCTGCAATATCGCGCGCCATCGCGATGGGCGCCGAAGCTGTAAAAGCTGCCGATCTTGGCGATGGCGGTTTCGAACACTACGCCACGGCCGCCGACAAGGACGCGCCGCAGAAGACGCGTGATGCGTTCGTCGCGTATCAGAACCGCATCGGAGTCGGCGCCGCGAACATCCTGTCGACGGCGCAGTCTTCCTTCCAACCAATCAGTCGCGTCCGCATCGCCCTGGAGTGGGCTTTTATTGGGCAGGCGCTCGTCAACATCGCGGTGAACTTGCCCGCCGACGATATGTTCCGGCAGGGGTACGACATCACCGGCAGCAACACGCCCACGGAAATCGAAGCGATCCATCGCGAGTGCGTGAGACTGGGTATCAACTCGTCGCTCGCCGATGCTGTGCGCTGGTCGCGCCTATACGGCACCGCGTTCGCGATGATCGACATCGATGGACAGCGACCCGATACACCGCTGCGCGTTGAGACGGTCTGGCGTGGCCAGATGCTACCGCTCAAGGTCTTCGACATGTGGCTCACCGACCCAAACATCACCGAGATAGAAGTGGATCGCGCGTCGACTAACTACGGGTTGCCGATGTACTACCGGATCCTTGGCGATGCTGCGCAGTACGCGTCGCCGCTACGTGGTGCTCGTTTTCACAATTCCCGCGCTGTGCGCTTCGATGCCGACAAGCTGCCGTACCTGCAGGCACAACAGAGAAATCTCTACTCCAACAGCATCGTGGAGAAGATGCAGGATGTTCTCGCAGGGTACAACCTGAGCATCAACGGCGCCGCGCAGCTCATACACCGCGCTGTGGTGCGATGGGTGGCAATGAAGGATTGGCGCTCTGTGCAGTCGGCTGGAGGTGCCGCTCTTGCGGGCGCCGAGGCTGGCGTCAACGCCCTGGTGCGTCGATTGGGTATCGAGGGTATGGGGATCATCGATGCGGAAGACCGCATAGAGACAAACGTGCACGGCGCCTGGAGCGGGCTGTCCGACGTGTGCAACATGATGATGTCGGCGCTCAGCGCTGCCACCCAAGTGCCGCGCTCCAAGCTGTTCGGCGAAGTACAAGCCGGTCTTGGCAATGGTGACGGACTCGGCGACCAGCGCAACTACTACGATTTCCTACGCAGCAAGCAAGCAGCGTGCACCCCGCAAGTGACCAAGGTCATGCAACTGGTCGCGCGCAACATTGGCATCAAGCCGGCGCCAGACTTCGGTATCGAGTGGCGCCCGCTTGAGCGCCTGACGCCCACGGAAAAGGCTACCGTGGCAAAGGACAATACCGCGACGATCCTCTCGGCGCTCGCCGAGAATCTGATCAGTCCGCAGATCGCCATGATGGAGCTACGCCAGACGTGCGCGCGCGACACTGGCATGTGGACGAATCTCACGGAAGACGTGATCAAGAGCGCCGCGCCCGAGCCTGTACCAGCTCCGGAAGAGAGCGCGCCCACTGGCGAGATGACCAGCAAGGGCGGTATTGGTAGCGAGCAGCTCACGACGCCCGAGACACAAGAAAGTAGTCCGCAATGATTCCGACCATGACGCCCGAGCAGCATGAGCAGTTTATGCAGCACTACGCGCGCGCTCTGCAGATCCGCGCAAAGCGTGAGAACGTCGTGGCTACGGTCGACGCTGCTCCGGCGCCTGCGCGGCATAAGTGGAAATCACTGCAGGAACGAATCACGGAAGCTTATGCCGACCCGCGATTCCTGGAGCAAGTAAACAACGAAGCGCGCGCATATGTGCGCCCTGGTGTACGTCCATAAGAACAAGGTGATGCGTCCCGCTCTCCGCGTAACTTTTACCACCAACACCACAGAGGTACATCATGGAACAGAAGCACGTTTACATCACCACGCGCGAGGGCGGACTCCCATCAACCGGCGATGATCGCGTCGAGAGCGGCCGCGGCGAATCGATCGAAGTTTCCGACGTGATCAGCGACGTGCGCGAAGCACTCGGAGAGCATGCGGGCGATATGGGCGCGCCAGAATATTCCGAAGTGCAGTCTCGTGTACCAGCCACTAGTCAACAGGAATGGTGGAACGGTACCGAAGACCGCTAAACCTTTTACAACACCACCGCAGAGGCAAATCATGGGAACGATCGAGAACAAGAGCGACGAGTCGGTAATGGGTGAAGGTCCGGAAGGATCCCGCGCGACCGACAGCGAGCACTCTGGCGCATTCGGTGCACGCGAGTGGACTGGCGACTGCAGCAAGACCGAAGACGGATTGTTTAGCAGTCCGGGTAAAGGATGGATGCCGAGTGTAGGACCCGATTAACCAGCTATGCCCGGACTCTTAGCACAGCAACGCCATGGCGCAGGCTTCAAGCCCCTGCGTTTCCTCGAACTCCCTGCCCTGAGTCCGGGCGCCCTCTTCTAGAAAGCAAATCATGACCGTTACCGCCGACCAGTTCCGCAGCAGCTTTCCCGCCTTCACGTCGACCACCCAGTTTTCTGACGGCATGGTGAACATGTGGATCAACTTCGCGTATGCGGAGCTGAACCCGCGCGCGTTCGGTCCAAATATTGACATGTACGCCCAGAACATGGTCGCGCACTATCTGACGCTGCAGGCGCTCCAGAACGCAGAAGGCGAGAACGGCGCGCCCAGTGGGCACGCTGTCGGACCCGTCACGGGTAAGAGTGTCGGCGAGCTGTCGATGCAGTACGCGGGCGCCAGCAACACCGATCCGGACGCGCGCCACTGGGAACAGACCGTATACGGCAGCTTCGTCCGCCGCGGTCTTCGGCTCTACGGCGCCGCGCCCTACGCTACACCATTGGCGCCCACTCCGATCGGCCAAGGGTACGGCGTGCCGTGGAACGGCCCGCAATTCGAGAACATCACCAGCCCGTAATCACAGGAAACAATCATGACGACATCCGAAGCAGTTGCAGTCCAAACCGTCGGCGAAGACCAATACAACATGACCGGGCATGCCGGCGCCGGTCTTGCCAAGTCACAGAACGAGAAAGCGGCCGCGGTGTTCTTGGCCAATCAAGCAGCCAGTCGCACGCGTACCGAACGCGAAGCAGCGTACATCCGTGGCGAAGTAGATAGCCTGCGCGATGAACCCGCGCCCGCCGTGACCGCTCCCGCGCCTGCTCCGATACTTGGAGCCGACGAAATCAACGCGCGCCGGTTCATCCCGCGCCCGAGCGCCAGCGAAGTGAAGCGGATGTGCCTGACCATGCCGCGGATCAGAGAGCTGGCGCCCATCGCGCTGGGGCTATCGCCTGCAGCGATCGGCAACATGCGCCAGCAGATCGGCGTGGCCGAAACGTTGAACGATCACAACGTGCGGGTGAAGCGCGAAGCGGAGCACAAGAAGATCATGGAAGAGCAGGGAACCAAGGCCGGCGACACGTACGCCCGCGAGCGCATGCACGCGTTCATACCGCCGATCGGTTCGGATCAGACGCGAGCGCTAGCATGGGTTGACGCGACCGTGGCGCGGATCATCGCACTGGCGTGCGAGCACTCGGATCAGTTTGACCCGACGCTGAGCGCAGGACTGGAACGCACGTACAAGGAACGTCTTGCTTGGCACGCACGTAATGCACAACCGGAGATTCGCAACACCGGCATGCGCGTTACCGTGATGCCGGCGAACACTCGCCCGCCCGCCGTTGCAGATCGTGCGGTACTTGTGACGGATCCGGGCAAGTTCTTTTCCTGGTGCCTCTCCGTGGGTATTACCACGGTACCGCCCGCTGACCAAGTTTTCGTATAGTCATCGTGGCCACGTCCAAGAAACCGACGAAGCTGCAGCTTCGCGCCCAAGTACGCGAAGCGCGGCGCCTGTGGCAACGTGTCTCCGCTGGCGACAAGCGATTCGAGGCTCAGCTCGCCAGCGTCGTGACGCAGATCAAGAAGATGATCGCCAAGAACATCGGCGACGCGAACAGCGAAGCGCAGCGACTGCTCCGGGAAATCGCTGCCGGCGCGCCCAGCCTGGTCAACCCCAGCGTCGTCGAGCAGCTTGGAGTCCAACCTCGTGAGCCCGAGCTAACGCCCGCACCGATCGTCGCCGCTGCCGTGGTCACGGCCGAAGAGCTGGACCGCTGGAGTAAATCGAAACCTTTCCAGGAATGGGCCGAACGTGCCGCGGAGCAGATGATCGAGGGCATCACCGCGCGGAGCTGGAAAGCCTACGCTGAGCACAGCGCGGCGATTTCTGCGGGCTTGCGCCAAGAGCTGCGCGAAACCGCGATCGGACCGGCAGTTGCCAGTCTTCGCGAGCTGACCGTTGCCGAAATCACGAGCATTCCGCAGTCGGTTGCCGCGCGGATCATGGAACAGGTCAACGAAGCACAAGTGTCTGGCCATGGTCGCGCAGAATCGTTCGTGGGCCAGATCATGGAAGAGGGCAACGTTGCCGAGGGTCGCGCCAATATGCTCGCCAGTACGATGGTTAGCACCGCAGCCACGACGCTGATACGGGCGCGCGCTGAGTATGTGGGCGCCGACACGTACACATGGCGCACCAGCAAGGACGAAGACGTGCGCGAAGATCACAGGATCCTGGACGGCAAGACGTTCCGCTGGGATGACCCTCCCGTGGTCGACCAGCATTCGGGGTTCCGTAGCGCGCCAGGTTGTAACGCCAACTGCAAATGCTGGGCGCAACCGAATCTACCGGATCCGGAGCTGTGACCATGCCGATCGAGTACGACACCGAGCGCGCAGCCAAAGAGCGCGGCAAGCATATCAGCGAGCTATGGGCAAGCGGACACTATGCGGGCGTCAACCGCACAAGCGAGTGGACGCCAGAGCGCCGCGCGGCGCATAGCGCGCGCATCAAGGCTCTTCGCGCCGATCCGAACGGCAGATATGCACAGCAGGGTGCCAAACTCGCCGCGCGGAACCAGGCGCGCCGCGATGCTGTGCAGGCCAAGGCGGACGCCAAGAACGCGAAAGCCGACGCCCTACGCGCCAAGCTCGCCGCGGACGCTGCGAAACCGCGCGCCAAGGTGAAGCCCTTGCCGGCGCTAGCGGAGCGGAAGGAAATCAGGTGCTTGAGTGACTTGTGGCTGCCACCAGTCGAAGCGCTCGCGTACGAAAAGGTGAGCGACGATCCGCGCTATATCGACACTCGCGACGGGAAACAGCGACGCAACGAACGCGACACGCCAGGCTCCAATGGCTGGCAGTCGGTATGGAATCACAGGGACTACACATGAGCGCCAGGCGCCGCGCGGCGATCCGCGAGAACTTGCTCGACCAGGATGCGGCCAGCGCCCTGGAGCTGGGCTGCGACTGCGCAGGATGTAATGCGGAGCGGCACGCCCTGACACTCACGGGAGCGCTGCACGTGCTGTGCGAAGACGCCCTGCTTGGCGATCCGATGCACCAGAACACCGTGGAGTACTACCGGGACCGCGCCAGGGCGATCCGGCAAGATCTGGAGCTGCTTGCGCGCCCGGCAGGCTCCGATTCTCTGCACTAGGCTCGCCAGATCGATCCAGGCGCTTACCCAATGCGCTCGGAGGCCTTGGGTACCAGCCCGACGTAAAAAAGGGCGCCACGAGGCGCCCTTGGCGTTGCTATGGGTCGAGATTCGGAATCATGGTTGCTTGCCCTCCTGTATTCCGTCGACAACGTGCCAACCCGGAATATTTACGCCTGCGATATCCCATGCTAGGCGCTCCGCCTGCCGTTGCGCCTCCGGAGGCCACGGGTTGCCAAGGAGGCGCTCCGAATAGCCCAATTCGCGCCCGTACTGCGGCGCGCACGTTTCCAGCGCGAGACGGCGCATAGCGGGCAGTCCTAGCGGGCGCGCCTGCAGGATGCACCGAAGTAGACGCGGTTGCGCCTCCCGTGACACCTGGTCCGAGGCATCGCGCTGGAATTGGGGCACCGATGCGCGTTGCGCGGCATAGTCCGAGAATGGGTCCGCATGTGCCGGTCGCGCGACCAGAAGCGCCAGGATGGCCACGAGTGCTAAGGTCAAGAGAGTGTCGATAGTGCGTTGCATGTTGGCATCAAGGTTATGCGCCCATGACGGGCGCGGGTTTATACAAACGAGCGAATAGCCCCGTGGTTTCAATCGTGCCAACTGGCACAGTGGGGCGAAGGTCGAATAAGACGCACCGATGGCTGCCAATTGTCACGGCGCTGCGGCATCGTTTTGATCGCCGTCAACGCATTGAACCGCGTGAAGGGGAACATGGCGAGAATCAGGAGGGTTTAACCATGAAACCGGATCGCCTTGCCCGGGTAGCGTTCGTGGTGTGTTCCCTTGCGGTGGTTGTGTTGGCTTGTTCTATGTTGAGTGCGATGGCCGCAGAAAACGAACCTGCAAATATTGGCCAGAGGTACTTTGATTGCCTAGCGATGTGGAGCGAGGAATATATCGTGACACAGGCAACCCCGAGTCAAATAGCCGATATCGCACAGTCAAAATGCGAAGAGCAGATGGCCGGGTACGAGGACGCTTTCCGCGATTATTTGATGAGTACTTCACCGACCGGAGATGTCGGGATGGCTGCGCAACGAGCGAAAGAATCGGCGCAATACGTCAGGCGCTTGGCTCGCGAGCACATACTAAAAGCAATCATAGATACGCGCTTGCACTCGAAGTAA